GTAAGCGCTCGCAGCACCCCGAAACCGCAGCGCGGCCGGAATGTCGCCGGTATCTACTCCACTCTCTCCGCTAAAAATACTCTGCACAAACATAGTTACACCGCATCCTTCCGAATACCTGTGTATTCGAGAGTATTACCGGCTCCACCGATAAATCCAAGAATATCTACTTTAGATGCAGTAGTTGTAAGAGTAGGAGCACCTGCTGTTCCAAATTTATAAGCAGCATTAAATACTAGAGTTCTGCTACCAGTACCATCCTGGGCAACCCGCAGAATATACATCGCATATTGCACAATGTTAGTTGGCGCATTCATTGTACGGTTTCCGCCAAGAGTAACAGCAACTACTTGTCCATTAGTACTACCATTCCAGTCGATAGTAGTACCATCAGTTAGAGTACCATTCTTCGGAGTTTGCTGAGCAGTCCAAGTTTGCGCAACATCTAGTTTAGCAGTATCAACATCATAACCCTGCACACTAACACCAATGTTAGCTGATTTTAGAATAGTAGCATCTGCAGGTTCATACACTCCAGTATGAACGTGTGCAGCAGTTGCATAATCTCCGTGTGCATGAGTTGCAGCAGTACCAAGACCAAGATTATTTCTAGCAGTAGCAACATTGGTAAGATCTGACAGGTTATTTGCACCAATCATATCACCAGTGCCAGAGCCTGCAGCACCTTTTTCAGCAATCAGATCCCACCGGTTATTGGAGAGATCAGTTGCAAAAGTTCCAGAAGTATGATTTACTAGACAGATATAAGAAGAACCGCCCTCTTTAACTGCATCATTAATCACATATGAAGTACCCGTATTCCAAGCACCTTTCCAATCAAGTGGAACAAACTGAGAAGCAGCAATAGCAGCAGCACTAGCAGTACTAGCAGAGCTAGAAGCAGAACTTGCAGCTGAACTGGCAGTAATAGCATCAGCAGATGCAGTAGCAGCAGATGCAGCAGCAGCCGCGGCAGCAGCTTGAGCTTCAGCAGCAGCACCTTCTGCATCCTGAATTGCAGTATTACCAACTACTTCTACAAGATCTCCAACTTCACAGGCAGGAATTACGAATGTAGAATTAGAAGGCTCAGTTACCTCAGCTCCAGTAAGTTTGGCGCGATTCACATAAACAGTGAGTGCGCCATTATTAGGAGTATAAGTGAATTGTGTGATAGAGAAAGTAGTCTGACCCTCAGTAGCAACGAAAGTTTCAGACTTGAGCTGCGATCTTGGATCAACAGCAGGGACATTATTAGAACCAGGTTCCCAGATACTAGCAGCCATTCTTAAACTCCTTCGATTTCAATGTTAGAGGCTTTGAGCATTGCAAGCTGTTCATCTGCGAGTTTCTTATACACAGCTGCTTGCTCATCTTGGCCAATTGCTTTATATATAGTAATAGCAGCTTCATACACAATGTAATATGGGTGATCAATTGCGACCCAGCTACTATAAGTAGATTCTGCAACATCAGGATTCAGATAGCATCCAAACAGAATATACTGCAATTCAGTAGAGGATTTGATCTGAATCAGCTCACCTGCTGCGTAACAAATATCCTCACGCTGAGAACCGTAAACATCCAACACCATTGCAGGTGTGACAACAGAGAGGAATTTTCCAGGAGTCCCAGTTACATCAGTTTTTCTGATATATTTAAGCGACCTGAAGCGGGGGAGAATTGTTCTGTACTCCAGACCTTGTACATAAGCGGCCGAGCTGAAACTAACTCCAGTTTCGTACAGATCCTTGTAGTAGAAATCTGATTGATGGGCTTTAAGGGTGGCCGCCTTCACCGCCAATTTAGTCTCATTGACTAGATCGGGACGGTTAGTAAGGGTATAAACGTCAGAAAGAAGGTCGGTGAAAGAGGCCATGACTTAAAGTCCTTCGAAATTATTACTTAGTTTTCGATTGCGACAGTGCCGCAAGTTTAGCAGAAGTAGCGGAGGTGAGGGTACCAGCTCCTTCACCAACAGCAGTATTAGTAGAATTACCAGGATCTACAACCTTACCAGCTGCAGCTTCTTGGAACTCTTTAAAGAATTTTTGCCTCAGTTCATCCATAGGATCAAGAAACTCTTGAGTAGTTTCTGCTTCATTCTGATCAATGAAGAACGTAGGATGACCGTTATTAATTTCCTCAGTCAGTTCCTGAATTTCCGATTCAACTTTGGTAGCATAGCGACCATCGCGGAAGTGTGCCAGTTTACCATTCTTAAAAACGAATTGAATCGAAGGAACGTGCGATTTAAACAGTTTGAATTGAACAGACATTTGAGATACTCCAGGTGGGTGAAAATTGAGGGTACCTATTTCTAAGTACCCTCATGAAACATTAACCGTTCTGAGCAGCAGTGAAGTTAGTCAGAACAGCATTGGCGGGCGGGTTCTTGATGACACAGGTCATTTCAGTAGTCAGAGTACCACCGACTGCATCTTGACCGTTATCAGCAACTTCGCCGCTAACACCGAACTCTTCATTCTTCGTCTTACGATCGCCAAGATAAGCAACCTTGAAGGTGGAGAGATCAACACAAACGCCCATAGCAGACCAGGTACTGTTGGTGTTAAACAGCGGATGCTCGATCATACGGAACGTACCACGCGAAGTCTTAAACGTGGAGAATTGCAGACCATAAGAAGTCTGACCATCAACCAGTTGATACGTACCATTGAGGCGACCAATGTTGTTAAGAACAACTTTAGCCTTACCGCCAACGAAGATAACACGCTCGTTAGCAACTTTCGGATCGGTAGCTTGGTTAAACACCGGATCCAGAGCAGCTTCCAGCTGAGTGTAGTTCGTGGTAGCGGCAAGAGCAGTGACGTTAGCAGAACCATACGACGACGGATAGTAGCTCAGATTACCAACAATACTCAGCAGACCATCCATAGTACGGAACGGCTGACCATTACGGGTGCCTTGCGACTTCTGACCAAAGAACAGAGCCGTTTCAATTGCAGTAGCATGGAACGCAGCGCAATCTTGACGCGACTCAGCAATATTGGTTTCGCCCGCAATAACTTGCGTAGCACGAACCGTATCCGAGATAGTCCAAGTGTTACGGAAAATCTGGGTCAGGTTAGTGATACGAATCGGCTGAACTTGCTGAGCACCCGGACGCTGCGAAGCTTCTTCGTAGGCATTACCAACTTGGAACAGCTTAACAGTGTCAGCGATAGCAGCAGCAGCGACAGTACCGATGCCACGACCAACGCTAACTTGAGTACTCGAAAGAACAGCGTTAACAATGATGTTCTCGCCAGTGGAGTTCACACGGAACAGCATACCGGGAAGAATATTAGCAGTGCTAACGACAGTGAAAGTCGTAACAGAGCCAGAAGCAATAGCACCGTTAATCGTCATTTCAGGGAAGAGCATCGTCTTCGTGAAGAAGCCGTGCTCGATAGCAACAGCAGTTTCGCTATCCAGCATCGACGTCATACCGAACAGCGGAGCGCTGCCATTCGGCATCAGACGAGTAATCATCGAAGCAAACGATTTTGCCTGATGATCTTGCGTGAATTGCGAAGTATTAAAGATACCAGCGGCCATTTCTTTATTCTCCTAGAATTAAATTAGATCTTAGATCTTAGATCTTACAGACCGTATAGGTTCATGGTAGCGGCACCAGTGCGCTCCAGAACGAAGATACGGAAGTTAGCGTTAACAGTGAGATTACCGGATGCGGTAACACCTGCACCGCCACCGATAGTAGCAACTTGAGCAGCAGTATTCGAAAGAATAAAGCTAAACGTATCGCCAATATCCATGTCCGGCATAGCTGCCAGAATGTTAGCAGCCGTATCAGTAGTGTAAGCTACACCGCCAGCGGCACCAGTAAAGACAGCAAGACCGCCAAGAATCTGCGGAACGCTGATAGTCTGAGCACCTGCCGCAGAATTAACAGTTCGAGCAAGGTGCATGCCCGTACCATCACCAACACGAGAGGCACGAACAATGCCTTTCTCAGATACCATCGGACGAACAAACATAGGATTCTCCTAAAAAGTACAAATTAAAGAATTACAAGAAAGTATTCCAATCAGTTTCTTTAGCATTCGTAGCCTTACGAGAGGCTTCAGCTTCTGCGGCAGCTTTAGGTGCATTAACTGCACCAGCGAACGACTCAAGATACTGTTTAGCCATCTGCGTAATCTCACCAGCCGAAGCATTAGGGTGCTTCTGAGTCAGTTGGATTTCCAGTGCGCCAAGAATTGGGGATGCAGCAGGGTGGGAGAATGCTGGGTTTTCACCGCGAAGATTTTCAGAAACATTAAGTTTCTTAACATGAGCAGGCAATTCTGCTTGAAACTGTTCACGAGCTTTATTTACCGCTTGTTGCACAATCTTGGTGGTAGCAAATGCAGACTGAGCATAAACACCTTGTGCAACAGAATTCATTGCTTGTGCAAACGCTTGTACTGCAGCTTCTCCACCTTGACCGATAGCAGTAAGTTGCTCCGGAGAAATCATCTTAGTAAAGTCAGTCTTTTTCGCAGCTTCTGCCAGCGCTTTAGGATCGACATTAATAAGAGGTTGCGGATCTCCGTTGTTTTCACTAGGTTTCCACAGCTCAGTGAATTGATCAAGCGGGGAGGCAGGAGGAGTAGCAGCACCGTCAGGAACAACACCGTTCGGAGCAGTTCCAGGAGTAGCAGCAGTCGCAGGATTAGTATTAGGATTAATCTGGCCAGGTTGTCCCGCAGCAGGTTGTGCAGGAGTTGTAGGTTGTGCAGCAGGAGCCGCAGCCGGGGCCGGATTATTACCACCAAAAAGTGCAGAGAAGATGTTCATGTTAAGTTACTCCGTAAAAGATTTGTGCAGCTCGAGAAGATACTTCAGAATGCCGATTTGTCCAGCGAGTTCGGCCTCGCGTTGTGTAAATTGTAGGGGATTTTGTGGGTCGTATGTGAGAGATACTTTCTCCTCCGCAAGGTCAGCAATAAGGTTTTGAATTACAGCTTTCTGTTCAGAGCTAAAACTAGAGCCAGCTTTTCTTTCCTCACCTGTGAGGATATACTTAACAAAGCTGCTTGAGGTATCTACAATCATTGTTAAGCTCCTTCTCCAGTGTTCTGGATATTGTTGGTGATGTTATTAACTCGTTGAGAAACTTCTGGTTGAGCTTGTAGCGGGCCAGAATTCATTCCTTGCGGCTGGTATCCGAATTGCTGCGGAGTCGGCTGAGGAGGGAATTCACGAACGCCCGCTTTAGCCATTTCAAGAGTAGTTTGCTGCCAAGCCTGTAGAGCTTGTTCATAAGCTAGTTGCTCCGGTTTTTTCTCAAACTCAGTAATGCGAGCACCTTGGGTTTTCATAAGATATGAGAACATAGGGCCAACATTATAGGAGCCTGCGAGTTGAGGAGAAGAACCAATCATTTGCATCGCAGTTTGAAGAACATCAGCATTGATAAGCTTATCAGTGGGAGTAAGTCCGTCAGACACTTTGAATTCCAGAACAGCTTTGCGAAGTTGTACTGGATCAATCTTAATCTGCTGCTGTGCTTCGCGATTGTAAAGCTGAGTTCCACCTTGATACTGGAGAATATTAAGTTTCAGAATCTCCTTGAGGGGAGTAAACACCTGAGACTCATAGTGCATTGCAACCAGCTGATCGCGACCATTTGCATTACCCATCACAGTCTGGAATTCATCACGAGTCTTATTACCCTTGACGAACTGCCCGCCTTTGACAGGATTCTGGCCAGATACTTTATCCGCCATTCGCAGGATTTGATCAGTCTCCTGCATCAGAATGCTAGACTGATCATCACGGAATGGAATAGGATAATAGGAATCAGCAACAGGCTTACCGTAAGCAGCGGGGCGAACAGGAATCTTAGCGGAAGGATTATCGCTATTGATATGTTCAGAAGCAATACGAGAAGGATCATAGATTCCGCGATCAGAAATAGCTCTGCGACGAGCAGCGATCACAGAGTTCCACATCGCAGAAGTGATATCCTGGAAACCAAGCGCATTCTCCGCGAGAGACTTAGTTTGGAAACCAAGACCATCATCAAGAGGCTGACCAAACAGAATAGGCAACTTCTCGTGCGCATTAGTTTGGCGCTCTGCATAGATCAGAACAGAGCCATTAACAATTACGAATTTCCAGATTTGCGGGGTGTTCGCAGCAGGTACCTTAAGATTAAAATCAGAAGGAAGGATGCGAGCATATAGAGTAGTAACCTCATATACATCCTTGTAAGCGATTTTCTTATCTGCATTAGACAAACCGACCCACGCATCCCAGTTGAAAGATCCATATTTTTTCTTATCAATAGGAGCAGACGGATTCAGAGTTGGGATGTAATAAGATTCATAACCTCCAGAACCGAGGCCCGATTCAAATGCCTTAACTACATTATCAACCATCTTATCATCAAGACGATTGATGTAATCTTTCAGCATGATACGGGACATGAGCTCAGTATAACCTGCGAACTCACCTTTGGTAGGAATCTCAGCAGGATAGACACGAGTATCAAAAATAAGATTATATGGATCCAAACGACGAAGAGCATTACCTTCCCAGATAACTTGTTTAGGGCGCGCCTGAGTTGCTGAGAAGGTGGTGTCAGTTTCCAGAGCTGCAGTGATGACTTTCTGCCACGGAACTTCCAGAGCAGAAATGTTGTATTTAAATCCATCACGGAAAAACTGAATAAGTTCTGAGACCCATCCGCCACGAACAGACTGATCCTCAATAATAGTTTCCATCTGGAGTGCCTCGTCGATATATTGCGGAGACGCAACAATACCGAACAGAGGATGCCCGGTGAGGAATACAGAACTCTGATAAGTGACAGCAGCTTCAACTTGTGGGAGAACTACCGGAACAGTGATGTTCTGGTATTTGGTTTTATCTCCGTAAGTATTAGCGGTTTTCGCTTGTGCATTCTCTTTTGAAAGATCTTGCTCTCTCATGTAGGCTAGATCCATCGCTCGCATCTTAGAGCGCAGATCCCACTGACAATTAAGAGATTGATATGCCAATTTGACATATTCCACAATTCCTTCTTGAGACTTCTTAGGAACTATGGTGGGTGTGTTAGAAGCCATGTTGTGTTACCTTCCTGTTTTAAATTCGCCAGTTAATACATCTTCAAACCAAGTTTCAGCATTAGGAAATTGAGGGAACTGTCCAGCATCTATTCTCGCTCTGTTTTCTCCAGCTTGGCGGAGATATGTATCTACCTCCATCGTGTCCAGTATATCTTCTAACTTTTTCTTTTCTATTGTACCATCTGGAAGTATGTTGGCTTCTACATCCTTAGAGATAAGCTCAGAGGTTCTCTTACCTGCAACTGATGGAGAAGTACCAGAGACTCTACCTTGAAGCGCATCAATTACATGCTGTACTTCATGAGTCAGAGTTTCTGAGGGTTTAAACTCTCCTACTTTAGGAAATGCATTGATATGAACCTGTGGGACGCCAGTTGCTGGATTCCACAAAAATCTCCCTCTGGATTCTGGAGGAAGTTGGTCACTCATTTTCACTAGAGTTGATCTCAACCCAGGAACAGCATTAAGAATATCTCTACCTTCTTTAGAAGTAGAATACAATTCTCCTAATGTTACTTGTTCGATATCCTCTAGTTTTAGATTCTTCGGATTAGGGAGATGTTCTAGAGTTGCATCTGCAAATTTACGTAATTTAGATGCGCCTGCACGAGGTGTTACAAAAGCTGCCTGTACATCATCAGACTGCCTCATAAGATCAGCAGCAAGCAATGCTCTAGAAGCTGGTGCTACTGCACCTAACAAAAGAGTTAAAGCATCTGCTACAGGTTCAAGTGTTTTCTTGCCTTCAGTAGCTGCTTGCTCTTTTGTTTGTGTAGGTTTTTGGAATAAGTATCTAGGCATCTCACACCTTAGAAATCAGAAACAACAATTTGATCCTGCAGGTAACACTTCTATTTCAGATTCTTCACACTGCACAATGAAAGTGTTAGCTACAATAAATTCTCCAAACATCTCAATTACTTTGTGTGGATAAGATAAAAGATCTAGCACATCATCCACATTGTCTTTCTTGAGAGGATTCCACTGTGTGATCTGTAGGTGTACTTCAGCTCTACAAGACTGATCCACATAGATCTCACCGCGCGCATAAGATTTAAGGAAATCCATGATGCGGGAATTCTTAGAATAAGAGCCTGGATATACTTCTACAAACTCTAATCCATAAATTCCTCTCTGTTGGCAAATGAAATTAAACCAATAGAGAAGCGATGCTTGGTATGCGACAGATTCTACAGCAATTAACCTACAGTTCTTTTCAAGCGCAATAGTTAGCGCAGTGATAATAGTATCCATAGGTGAGAGGCGTTTGTTAACCAGGGATCGCAATGCAGGCTTAGTATCGAATACCTCAAAGTATCCAATAGCTGTGTTGTCGGATCCGGTCTTCTGTCCTGATGGATCAATTACTATGAAATTACCTTGATGGATATCATCTTCTGAGTAATTAGGCTCAGGTAATTTGGAGAGATCAATTAGATGATTTGAAGATGCAGTTTCATCGTTGAGAACTTCAGCGTAGAAGATCTCTGGGTGACCCATCTCTAGGTCATTTTTAAATTCAGCTTCAAGCTGTGAGATAGGCTGTAGTTCTTCCCACAGTGAGGTGCCGTCTGCAAGGATGCCGCCAGCAATAAACTTAGTCCAAGAAGAATTTCTCTTAAGTTTGCGAAGGAGAGAATGCTTAGTTGGGTACATGTTAGCTACAAAGATGAATAGGCATCCCAATGGAGATTTCGCTTTCATAGCAGTACCAATCATCCAGCGCTCCAGAGTGTCAGATTGCACAGCAGAATCTGCACACTCACGAGTCTGAATATCTTCAAACACCATAACATCGGGGCGCTCATTTTTTAGGTTGAGGCCTCGAAGAGATGTGCCAGCACCGAGTCCTGCGAGAATGATGTTACGTCCACGAAAACCGAATTTCTTAATGCTCTGAGTATCCTTTTCGATGCCAAGTCTCCAGTCTCCAAACACTCTTTTAATGTTCGGTTCGTCTAACATATCTACCACATCAGAGAGGAAGTTTTCCGCTAGAGTTGCAGTACTGGAGATTACTAGGATGAATTTCTTATTAGTGAAAAGAATGCAGTAGAGAACAAACAATTTAATGAGGGTAGTCTTACCAAACCCGCGCGGGAGTCCTAATGCGAGTTGAGAGAAATCTCGTTGTTTAGCTACAAAGGATGTAAGCCATGTCCAAACTGAGATAAAAACAGGTGGATAGAAATACTTAAATACTACAGGCATACTCATACCTGCCAAAAAATCCAAAGAGGTTTTGGCAAGTTTCTGCACTTCCTCTGTAGAGAAAGCAGCTTCAGTTATTTCCTGAGTAGTAGCAGGAACTAATTCAGTTTCTACTCCTGACATTAGTTCCTGCTTGGTGAATCCTAGATCCATAGTTCTTTATCTTTGCAGATCCGTGAAGAGGGAGTGGAATCTCCAAGACGCTGAAGGGTCTGTTGGAGAACTAGAGCTGCAGCAGCCTTGTTAGCTGCCAACAGTTGAGCGGTTTTCTCCCTACGTTCCTGCAATGAGTTTTGTTCCTGCTCCGCCTTGAGGCGCTGAGCTTCCGATAGTATCACCATTTATTTTCTCCTTCTGTATCTTACTGAGTAGAGCCCCAGATTGCAAAGTAATCAGTTGCTGTTCCCCAGCTTGTAAAACATGATTATCTTGAGAGACTTGAAATTTCTGAATAATCTGAGTTGGAATAGTTAGATTGATAAAAGTCTGTTGCTGAATTACAGAGTCAGGTGCAGAAGCACCACGGCGTTTTGCTGCATTAATTACCTGGATCGCTTTCAGAACTTCCATAGGGCGCATCATCAGAGGTAACAGATCCTCCAACCGCTTCAGGAGGTTATCTTCAATGGTGTCGTATTTGTTATCTCTCTCATTGTGTTTCTGCAGATTATTGAATCTCAGTTCTGCAACTTGAGATGCAAAAACAGGATCAGAAATTAGTTGAGAGATACGCGACTCAGTAACACCACATGTAGATGCTACAATATTGGCAGGAATACCTTGTCCAAGTAGTGAGAGGGCGCGCTGTTCAGTTCCGGTGTCTAGGTTCATTTTGTGTAATCTCCTAGAGGAGAAATTTGTGTGGATGTGTGTAGTATGATGGAGATGTCGGAGAGTGTGGAGTGGGGATTCAGATTCTTTGTTAATTAAATAATGTAGGTATGATTTTAAAAAAGTTTAGAAATTTTTATGGGGCTTCAGTAGATAACTGGAGCGCACACTTCAAAAAAGGCTCCACCCCCTCCACATCTAATATGATGATAGGGTAATCAGGTTGTCTGATAACATGATTAGCTGAGGCATTGTGTAAGGGAAGAGGTATAAATAGATTTGATGGATACATAAATAAATTGATGACTACCTGGTAGAAAATAATTTGCTTTTTTAGGGTGGATCGCTATAATAGGTTTGTTGGCGCAATGTCGCGCCTCTACTTGGAGAATCGAATCATGTCTTATATTATCCGCCCTGTTTCTGAATTGAACGATAACATCCTGGCCGC